AGACCAAATCCAAGTCCAAGTCGCTATTCATTATGACGAGTCGGCACGGCATGGCAACATGGCTACAGTCAAAGAAAACGCACATTACATCGGTATGGAAGATTTAGAGGGCGATTTAATCCCTGCAATCTACGCAGTATTAAAGACTTTTAGCGATTATGCTGATGCAGTAGACGTTTAATATGGGTAATTTTTTTAACGGATTTTTCTTTGCAGGTGGTTTTTTTGGTAGTATTATTACTGCGGCGACACAACTTTATGTAAAACTCCGGTCATTCACGGAACGAGGGAGATATTAATGTCTATGAATTTAAAAGCGATAACCGTATGTATTGGTTATCAACAGATTACAAGCCTAAGTTCGGCTCAGAGCCTTACAGTGCCTGCCACTGACTTAACTGGGCTTAACCAAAAACCGACTTTTGCCTTAATTACCCCTGAAACACAAACTGTTCGGTGGCGTGATGATGGTATAGCCCCGACCGCTTCGGTTGGTATGCCTTTGGCGGCTGGCGTCACTTTACAGTACGACGGCAATTTAAAAAACATTCAATTTATTGAGCAAACTGGCAGCGCCAAGCTCAATATCTCTTATTACGCGTAAGGAATAGACATGGATCTCTCTAACGGCTCTGGCGGTATTGACTCTAGCAAATTAATGGACTATTTCACCAAAGATTTTTTGAAAGATCTTGGCAAAATGGCTGTTTTATGCGATGAATTGGCTAAACGTCAAGGCGCCCTGTCCGCTGTTGAAGACGCCAATAAGCTGCGTTCAGACGCCCAGGCTTACGCTGATAGCGTAAAAGCAGAGGCCGACATCAATTTAGACCAGGCTAAACAAGCTAATGCGGCAGCTAAAGAACTAAAAAAAGCCTTAGACACGCGTGAAACAGACCTAAATAAGCGTGAAGGTCAATATGAAACAAATCTAGCCGATCTGACAAAAACAGCAGAAAAGCACAAAAAGGCCGTAGTTGACAATGAAGCTTCTTTAGCTAAACTACAGTCTGATTTAGAGGCAAAACAAAGACAAATAGACGCAGACCGAAATGCCTTGGATGAGCGAATTAAAGCCTTCCAAGCTAAAGTTGCGTCAATAGAAGTTTAATTTTTTAGATCGTACTGGTGCGATACACCAGGGTTTCTTAAGGAAACATTGAAATGGACGAAAGTCAAGAAGTAGTCTTAGCGGACTCAACTGCCGCGCCAGAACAGGTAGCAACGGCTGCACCTGTTACTGAAGAAGTAGCGCCGGAAGCAGTAGAGCCAGCAGCAGAAGCACCCAAAACCTTCTCCCAAGAAGAATTGGACGCCGCTATTGGTAAACGACTTGCTAGAGAACAACGTAAGTGGGAAAGAGAACAGGCAGCTAGAGCCGCTGAAAAGCAGCTTAAAACTCCAGTAGAAATCCCGCCGATTGAGCAGTTTAATTCACCTGACGAGTATGCCGAGGTATTGGCAGAGCGTAAGGCAGAAGAATTGCTTGCTAGGCGTGAACAAGCTAGGATGCAGTCCGAAACTCTTGAGGCATTTCACGACAGAGAAGAAGAAGCACGGAATAAGTACGATGACTTTGAACAAGTTGCGTATAACCCTAGGCTCCCAATCACTGACGCAATGGCTCAAACGATTCAATCTTCCGATGTTGGCCCCGACATGGCTTATTACCTAGGGTCTAATCCGAAAGAAGCTGATCGTATTTCTCGTTTATTGCCGCTTCAGCAGGCTAAAGAATTAGGGAAAATTGAAGCTAAATTAGCTGATAATCCCGTAGTAAAAAAGACTTCGAGCGCTCCAGCACCAATTGCTCCGATTACGGCAAGATCCTCTGGATCTTCAGCAACAGACACAACGGATCCGCGTGCCATTAAAAGCATGACGACTTCAGAGTGGATTGAAGCTGACCGCCAACGTCAGATCAAGAAGTGGGAAGCGCAGAGAAACCGCTAACTATTTTTTAATTAGGACTTTATTATGTCAAATTCGATCTTAACCATCGACATGATTACAAGAAAAGCTCTCGAAATCCTTGAGAACAACCTTGTAATTACACGTAACGTAAACCGCCAATATGATGACTCTTTCGCTGTTGAAGGTGCCAAAATTGGTTCAACCCTCCGTATCCGCTTACCAGACCGCGCTTTGGTAACTGACGGTGCCGCCTTGCAAGTTCAAGACGACAACGAGCAGTTCACAACTTTGACTGTAGCGTCACAAAAGCACATTGGTGTTAACTTCACCTCTGCTGAATTGACTATGCAGTTAGATGACTTTGCAGAGCGTGTTTTAAAACCACGTATTTCTCAGTTGGCTTCTTCTATTGATGCAGACGTAGCAAACAGCTACAAAGCAATCTATAACTCAGTTGGCACACCTGGCACAACTCCTTCTACTTCTTTGGTGCTGTTACAAGCTCAACAGAAATTGAACGAAAACGCTGCTGTTATGTCCCCACGTTACGCTACTGTTAACCCAGCAGCCAACGCAGGTTTGGTTGAAGGCATGAAAGGTCTGTTTAATCCTACAGACACAATCAGCCGTCAATTTAAGAACGGCATGATGGGTATGGGTGTATTGGGCTTTGATGAAGTTAACATGAGCCAATCTATCAAGCAACATACAACTGGTGCTTGGGGTACAACCATTACTGTAACTTCAACCGTTGCTACTGAAGGCCAAGCTACTTTAGGTATTAGCTTTACAGGCTCAAGCAAGACTTGGAACGTAGGTGATGTATTTACAATCGCTAGCGTATACGCTGTTAACCCACAAACCCGTGAGTCAACAGGTAGCTTGCAACAGTTTGTTGTAACTGCTGCTGCAACTGGTTCTTCTACAGCTACATTGTCTATTAGCCCACCTATCTATACGTCTGCTAACGCATTGGCAACTGTGGATTCATTCCCACAAGCTTCTGCTGTAGTAACAATGTTGGGTTCAGCTTCTAGCCAGTACGCTCAAAACTTGGTTTACCACAAAGATGCGATCACTTTTGCGACCGCTGACTTGTTGTTACCACAAGGTGTTGACATGGCTTCCCGCCAAGTTCATAACGGTATCTCTATGCGTGTTGTACGTCAGTACGATATCAATAATGACCGTTTACCTTGCCGTATTGACGTTCTGTATGGCTTTAGCACAATTCGTCCACAGATGGCCTGCCGTATTTTTGGCTAATCTAACTGCTCCCGCGCAAGCGGGGGCTTTTAAACTTATTTTTTAAGGAAACATATCATGGCACTTCCAAATGGATCAAATGGTTACCAAGTTGGTGATGGTAATTTAGATGAAATTATTATGGGGACTCAAACAGCCCCCACAGCTAAAACAGCCGCCGCAGTTTTAACTGCTGCTGAATTAGCAACGGGCATTATTACTTACACTGGCGCTGCCGTAACTTTGACCGTACCTACTGGTACTGAATTAGATACTGCTTTTGGCAGCATGAAAGTAAATAGTTCGTTTGATTTCAATATTATCAATATTGGCGCAACAAACGCCGCTACAGTAACCGCTAGTACAGGTAGTACATTAGTTGGTGTAGCAGCCGTTTCAGCAAACACTGCTTGTACTTGGCGCGTTCGTAAGACCGCTGAGGCAACTTATGTTTTCTACCGTATTGCTGGTTAATGTAATATCCCGCCCTTCGGGGCGGGTTTCTTTTTAAGGAAAAATTATGCCTAATACCAAATCTGTAGGGGTTGCTTTTAGCGACCCTGAATTAACTTCTGGCACTACGATTACAGGCGCAGTTATTGATAGCACATCAAAAATTCTATCTAATATTGCTAACGGTTCTACTGCATCGCAACAAGGCGCAACTATTGCTACTACTGGCAATAGTGATGTTTTTGTAATTGCTCCCGCAGCAGGTACACTGACATCCGCTGTGTTTTCTGGTACAGACGCGCTTACAACTAGTGACACAAACTTCATCACTTTTTCCATCACCAACTTAGGTTTAACTGGTTCTGGTTCGGCTGTAATGTTAGCCGCAACCGATGCTAATACTACCAAAGCTACAGGTGGAACTGCGTTAACAGCTAATGCTGCGCGTACGTTAACTTTAAACGGCACCGCAGCCAATTTAGTTGTAGCCGCTGGCGATCGTTTGCGTATTCGTGCTGCCGCAACTGGTACGCTTGCTAATACTGTGACATTCCCTGTTTATCGTGTGAACTTTACCGTTGTGTAATACATAGGGGCTTCGGCCCCTATCTAACTAAAGAAAATATGCCCCTTATTTATCTAAAGCATCCTGACCACGGCAATAAAGTGGCCACAATGGAACAAGAAGCTGAATTTGATGAACAAAACGGTTGGGTACGATATACTCACGATACGCCATCAATTTCTGAAGAAGTTGAAACAGTAGAGGAAGCTACTGAAGTTGCGGCTCCTGTTAATACGCTGGAAGTAAAAAGACGTCGTAAAACCGCACAGTAAGGAGTAGGCTATGGCGACAACCGCCGGTGATCAAATTAACGCAGCGTTACGTTTAATCGGTATGCTTGCCGAGGGTGAAACGCCTTCTGCCAACACTTCTAACGATGCTCTTAGTGCTTTGGATCAAATGATTGATTCGTGGAATACTGAGCGTTTGACCGTTTTTTCAACCCAAGATCAAGTATTTACTTGGACACCTAACCAAATTTCTAGAACATTAGGCCCTACAGGTAATTTTGTAGGTAACCGTCCTATTTTGATAGATGATTCAACCTATTTTAAAGATCCGACCAACGGCATTTCGTTTGGTATTAAGTTAATTAACCAACAACAATATAACGGTATTGCGGTTAAAACGGTGACTTCCACTTATCCACAAGTGATGTGGGTTAATATGAATTACCCTAATATTGATATGTACGTTTACCCAGTGCCTACAAAAGCATTGGAGTGGCACTTTATTTCGGTTACTGAATTAACACAACCTGCTACTTTAGCAACCAGTTTGACTTTCCCGCCTGGCTATTTAAGATGCTTTAAATACAATTTTCC